TTTTATATTTGAAAGATTAAATGACCACAACGTTCCATATGGAACATGAAATATTACCGATCAGTAATATTGTTTCACGAAATTGTTTCACGGAAGAAATATCATGCAAGTATTTAGTTTATGTTGTAAAGCTGATCTCCGAATAATCACGACAGAAAACGGTGAGCACTATCAATGTGTCCATTGTTTGAGACCCGCGAGCGGGCATGCTAAAGTGTTTCTAGGAGGGCAGGACGATGACGCCGGAAGCGAAAATACGACTTAAAGGATTATTAGTTGCCCATGAAACTTATAAACAGTTTCCATATGCGGACTCTACAGGACATCTTAGTATCGGCATTGGTCGCAATCTCACCGACCGCGGTATTTCTACCACGGAAGCATTACAGCTTCTTGATGATGATATCATCTACTTTAACAGTAAACTTGCTCATCATCTCAATTGTTTTTCTAATCTTAATGAATCTCGTCAAATAGCATTAATTGATATGGCTTTTAATCTGGGGATACAAGGATTTTTAGGTTTTCACAATATGATTTCTGCGCTAGAAAAGGGAAATTACGAAGACGCGGCAACGGAAATGCTAGAATCAAAATGGGCGCAACAAGTTGGGGAAAGAGCAACAACACTAGCAAATATAATTAAAAGCGGGGAGATTTAAGCACGTGTATTCCGTAACTACACAGGAGATTTAATATGAATTGGCTTATCGATTTTCTCGAAAAAAACATGTCTAAAGCTGTTTTAGTAACAACCCTTTCCAGCCTAATGCAATTCCTAGGCTATTTAACCCCAGGTCAAAATACGCCAATCCCCGAAGAAATTTTAAAACAAGTAATGGCGTCTTCTTCAGGGATTCAATCGGCTATGCTTATTATTCTTTACCTGTATTTAAAGTTTCGACAAGAGAAGAAGTAACAAGTTTCATATTCTTAAGTCGATAATATTCTTGCATGATAAGAGCTGTTACCATTTGGCTCATGTTCTCAGAGGTGCTGGCGCATATCGCGTCCAGCATCCCTTTTTCTCTCTCGCTCATATAGCAAGTAACACGTATTCCTTTTTGTTTTGTCATGTTATTCTCCTAACATTTTCTATTACGTGGGTGGGTATTAAAGCATTTCGGACAGCGCCAGTAAGCGAATAATTTTTTAATCATGACGCTTACTTCTTAATCAAAAACACTTTTAATGGCTGAGTTACACAGTAGTCTTCGTACAATTTTGGGTGGTCTTTCTTAAATTCAGACTGCAAAAACTGTGCGCGATTCTGTGATTTGTAAGTTGCAAGAATCAATCCTTCTGAGCCTGTGAACGTGTCATCTTGACTGAAGTGGCCTTCGACTAACGACTTTTTAACGCGATCAAATTCGGCCTGTAGCACGTCGATTTGATGTCTCAAGTCTTTGCAGCGGTTAATCTGAGTTTCAGTGTCGTTAAAGTTAACAATATTGCTAGTTACGGTTGACAACATGGTTTTAATCTCCTGTAGTAAGTTAGTTTTTATATATTAATTGCCTATAAATGGTTCTGTTTGTTCGATAATTCCTAAGCAATCTTTTAACCCTTGTAGTCTACCTTTTAGATATTCAACATCATCTAGATTTATTTCTTTGCTAAATTTTAAGCAACGTTCTGTTACGTTTATAAGTAGTTTAATTGCTTGTTCATTTGTCATTTTTTTATCTCCTATAGTAAGTTAATATGTAGCCATAGTAATACTATAATTACATATAGTCAATACTTTTAATCAAGATTTGCAATTATTTTTATTTGGGCTAAAATATGTACAATTGATAATATGAGTATGTCCAATGGGTCATGAAAGTAAATATCGAGTTGATATTTTAGACGAAGAAATAGCGCAAGAAATTTGCGAAGCTATTGCTTCTCATCCGTTTGGCGTGAGACGTTTGCGGAAAATGAATCCTCATTGGCCATCTATTGACACTATATTTAAGTGGAAAAGAAAGTTTAAAGATTTCGCGGAACGTTACGCACTAGCAAAATTTGATCAAATTGATGTTATTGTCGATGAAATATTAGATATTGCTGATGATGGATCAAATGATTATTACATGGGCGATCACGGCCTGATAGCTGATTCTGAACATATAAATCGTTCACGTCTTCGTATCGATTCTCGTAAGTGGTTAGCTTGTAAATTAGCGCCAAAAATATATGGCGACAAAATTGAAAAATCTATTAATCCTGAAGGACAATCATTACTCCAAAACGTAATCGATAAACTATGATAGAAATAACAATTTACGACAACGAAAGTGATAAATATTATAAGCTTGTAACGCAAAAAGATGGCTCAATAGGTCTATTTAATCAAGACAATGAAGGAATGACAATAAAAAATTGGTATCTTTTTGACAAATTAGATGAATATTTCAAAGAAAACTTCTAACAATTGCATTTAATTTAACCCCGTCGCATAATATCCGCATTAACATTCACATATAGATAAAAGGATTTAATCTATGTCAGGTATTAACTATATAAAACGAATTGACGGCGCGCTTAATTCTATTGTGCAAATCAATACGTCAGATTCTTCCGCAACCGCAACAGCAGCAAATTATATAACCGCTCAAGCTGCAAATATCGCAGCAATTAATAGCAGCGAAGTATCAGATCCCTTCGATTGGCTCGTTGGCGATTTAGTGATTTTGCTAGCTTCCGATGGTACAAGTCTTTGCACGATTAACTCGACATTTACGTCATTGTCACCATACGTCAGCCTAGCGCCGACTGATCAAGTAGTAACGATTAATAATGCTACGCCTGGGACGATTAGGGCTGGTACATTTAATCTAGTTCAACAAGCCACTACGATGACAAGCGGAAATATCGTCGGCGTTCGTGGTGCTGTGAACATGGTTGGCGCGTCCGGTGGATTTGTTTATGGCGGACAAGGTAAAGTTATTTCAACAGGCACATTGTCAGGTTCTGTATGGGTCGCTGGATTGTTTGGCCAACTTGATCTTAGTGCTGCAACTATTAATTCCGGTCAAGTTGCAGCGTTGTGGGGCGATTGGGGCGCAACAGGTGCAGTACAAACTAATATGTCCGGCACATCTGGTATTAAGTTTACAAATACCACAGCTGATAAACTAAATGAGCAAATCAATACGTATGGCGATGCAACATATTATCTTAATATTAGAGGTAATCCTGGCCCGCTATCTTATTATCTCGCGGCAGGAACAAGCGGAGGATCAGCCGGTGATTCTTCACATTGCGCGGCTCAACAAGTATTAAAAATTATTGTACAAGGCAGTGCAGCTTATATTCCTGTCTTTACCCAAAATTCTTAAGGAGAATTAAAATGAGTGATTTTGACGGCGAATCTGGTCAAGTAGAAAATGTAAAAAACGAGCAATATTCTGCTATGCCTAAATCTTGGCAAGCACGTAATAATGTCGAGATGAACAAGGGTATGAAATATAACGATATGGCCGATCTCGCTAACACAGCGCATCCGCCAACTACGATGGAAGGCGAAAAACGCAACAGTCAAATTATGGGCGATGGCGCAGGTGATAATGACTATAATTACAATGCCAATCGTGGAAAGAAATAGATTGCCTGTCAGTTGATACTAGCGACTTTTCTTTCCCAGGAGTCGCTAGCTTCAATTTATTATTTAAAAGGATGAAATCATGGAACAAATCAAACCTGTAGAAAAACCGCAACAATCTGACGCAGATATTATTAAACAAATTCTAATCGATCAATATATTAAAGATCATAAAGCATTAGCTATAACCATAAACAGAATTCCGTTCCCCAAAGAAATTAAAGAAAAGATTATTTTATTTCTCGATACATCTTACATTTGGGGCGAGAAAGCACTGTCGTTAATGGATTTTAACAAACAGGTATCACAGCCGAATCAAGTCGCAGTCGGTGAGCCACATCCCAATTTAGAAGTTATTGAAGCACCCAAAGAAATACAGGAACTTTTTGAAAAAGCAGTAATAGAAGACCCTAAGCCGGCCGCATAAATGGTAACAGAAGATCAACTTGATACACTTCGAGACTTTAGTAAGTTTGCGCCGAAGTTTTTGCAAATACGCACGAAATCTGGCACACCTGAGCGCGTTAAATTTAATCGTGCTCAGCAATATTTGCATCAGCGATTAGAGAAACAACGGCAGGCGACAGGGAAGGTAAGAGCTGTTATACTTAAGGGTCGTCAACAGGGCTGCTGCTTAGGTAAACACATGAAAGTATTAACAAATGATTATAGATGGATAAAATTAGAAGATATAAAAATAGGTGATAAATTAGTTTCTTGTGATGAATTTTGTAATGAAAGAACGAAAAGCGGTCGAATTCAATCACGAAAATTTCGCACTGCAATAGTTGAAGATAAAAAACAATTTAAAAAAGAATTATTAGAAATTATTTTAGATAATGGTTCTCGTCTTGAAATAACTTTAGATCATCGAATGTTATGTAAAAAAAGAGGTGGTGATAGTCAAGAATGGCGTCATGCTGAAGATTTTAAAATAGGTGATTTTATTAGAATAGCCACTCGACCACCGGATTATGAATGTCAAACTTATGAAGATGGCTGGATGGCTGGAATAATTGATGGAGAAGGAAGTCATCGCGGAGGAAAAGGCGCAAAAAGATTAAGTATTCATCAAACTCAAGGAAACATTCTTGATAGAATAAAAGCATATTTTTCTAGAATTGATATACCGTATAAAGAAGTAATAGATAGACGGACAAAGTGTGGACAAAAAAATAAATTGGGCGATAAACCAGTTCATAGACTAGATATTCACCGTTTACCATATCTAATAGAATTATTTGCGAGATGTAGGCCTACAAGATTTACAGATAAAGAATGGCATTTGGGACATGAATTGCCTGGTAAAGCAGCGCAAGATGGAATAAAACCATGGGCAAAAATCATGTCTATAAGATCTCTTGGTATACAAGAAGTTGTTGATTTACAAACGAGCACTAAAACATTTATTTGCGAAGGACTTGTATCTCATAATAGCACTTATATACAAGCTAGGTTCTTTCATCAAGTCATTACAAGCCGAGGCAAGAAAGCATTTATCTTGACGCACGACAAAGAAGCTACAAAGAACCTATTTAGCATGGCGGTAAGATTTTATGAGAACTTGGAAGCAGGACTTGCACCAAAAGCGGATACTGCAAATGCCAAAGAACTCTATTTTAAAGACTTTGATTCGGGTTATAGTGTAGGAACGGCTGGCAATAAGTCGGTGGGTCGATCGCAGACAATCCAATTGATGCACTCATCTGAAGTTGCATTTTGGCAATTTGCTGAGGATCATTCTAAAGGGATATTGCAGGCTATCAGCAATGAGAAAGGCACAGAAGTTATATTGGAAAGTACAGCTAATGGGATTGGAAATTATTTTCATTCTCGTTGGTTAAATGCTATGGATGCTGATAGCGAGTATCAAGCAATCTTCTTGCCGTGGTATTGGCAGGATGAGTACACTTATAATGCGGAAAACTTATTTCTGACAGACGAAGAGCAGCATTATATGGGGCTTTATAGCGCAAATGGTCTTACGAAAGAGCATTTAGCGTGGAGAAGGATAAAAATACGGGAGTTTTCGAAGGATGATGATGCGGGCAAAGAGTTTTTTAGCGTTGAGTACCCATTTTCTGCAACCGAAGCTTTCAAAAATCCTATTAATAATGTCTTCATCAACTCAAAATACGTGGAAAAGGCTAGAAAAGCTGATATTGAGCCTAAAGGGGCACTTATCATTGGTGTCGACGTTGCTATTAGTGATCGCGATCGTACCGCTATTATACGTCGCAAAGGTCGTCATGCTTTTAATCTGGAGCGTTTTAGCAATTATAATACTATGGAAATTGTAGGTAGACTTAAACGAATAATTCATCAAGAAAAACCGACTAAAATGTATATAGATTGCATCGGGATAGGTGCAGGCGTTGTAGATCGATTGCTGGAGATGGGATTTGATTGTGTGGAAGGTGTTAACGTTGCTCGTAGTGCTAATGATAAGGAGAAGTTTAAGAACCTACGCGCTGAACTGTGGTCAGATATGAGAGACTGGTTTTATGGTGAGATGCCGGTACAAATTCCTGATAGCGATGAGTTGCATGGAGAGTTATGTTCTTTGGGATTTAAAGAAAACAGCTCAGGACAACTACAGATTGAAAGTAAAGATGAATTGAGAGCACGTGGATTACCTTCACCAGACGGAGCCGATGCGCTTTCGCTTTCGTTTTTTGGCGGTTGTTATGGCACAGCTAATTCACAGATAGAAGTACAGCAATTATCGCCGTTTGAGAGAAGGATGTTTAGATGATAGATGAAGAAGAAATGATGGATAAATTAAGGGCTTTTTATCATATATATCCTAGTATGCAATCTCGACTGAATGAATTAGAAATAAGCGTAAAACACTTAGAATACGAAAGAATAAGATTATTAGAAGAAAAAAAGCATGAACAAACCATCATGAAGCAATATATTGGTAAAATTAAACGAATAGAACAGTTTCTTATTGAAAATGGATTAATTCGATTACTAGGAAGTAAATCGAATAAAGAGTAAGATAGCATAAATATTGCACTGTTAATGGACTAACACGATGCCAGTTAAAAACCCAGAATTGTGTCGTAAAATCAGAGATCGCGTCGATAAATGGGAAAAATATTGGACGATCAACCGTTCACTCTATTATGAGTGGGTCGATTTTATCATGGGCGACCAATGGCGCGAGGATGAATCTAAGCTATTCGAACGTTATAATAAGATTCCGCTAGTTTTAAATAAGATTGGTGTTCTTAGAAATCACATGCTGGGTGATCAAATTCAGAACACACCTAATCTTCAAATAACGCCTGATGAAGATGTGCCTGTAATGGCGGCTAATACCCGTGCAGCGCTTCTTAAAAATATCTCGCTTAATTCAGATGCCAAGAAAATTTATAAC